GGCATCGATAACTCCAAGCTGTCGAACATCCAGCCCGGAGTGGTGAATCAGCTCTCCACGATGGCTGCTGAGCGGGTGGTTCAGATCGCCCGCGTATTCGCATTCGCCATTGAGGATCTGTTCTCCATCGTCCATGAGCAAGTACTCAAGATGGGGCACAAGCGACAGACCATCCAGCTCAAGGGCCAGTGGGTTGACGTAGACCCGGGGGCATGGAAGCGCCGGAACAAGTTCAAGATTTGTGTTGCGTTCAGTGCTGGCAACAGTGATGCGCAGTTAGCGCGTCTCATGCTGATCGCACAGAAGCAGATTGAGACCATGGAAATGAAGATCCCGGTATGCACGCCGGAGAATCTCTATAACACCCTGGTAGAGATCACCAAGGCCGCCGACTTCTCATCCCCGGGCGAGTTCTGGACGGATCCCAAGATGATCCCGCAGCCGCCCCCGCAGCCTGATCCTGCCATCCAGAAGGAGCTGATTAACTCCGAGACGCAGAAGACCGTCAAGGCCGCCGAGATCCTCCAGCGAGACTCTGAGGCGCAACTGAAGGCACAGACGGACAAGTACGCCATTGACAGCAATGTCGGCGTACAGCTCCTGAGAGCCGCTCAGGAACACGATCACGCCATGGCGCTGCAGACGCTCAAGAGCCACCACGACGTGGCGGTGAACGCTGTCTCTGCGCAGTTTGCGGCGGCTACGGGTGGCGTCAAGTCGGTGGGCACCAATCTCGAGGCCACGCACCAGGCTATCAACCAGCACGCACAGGACATCGGGGCTCTGGGAAACCAGATGACTGACGTATTTGCAACCGTAAACAAGGCCGTGAAGATCGCGACCGGCAAAAGGGTAGTGAAGAAGCACCCCAAGACCGGCGCGATAGAAGGCGTCGATATCGTCGATCACGAGACCGGCAAGGTTCTGGCCTCCCATAAGGCGATTAAAGACCACATGGGTCGCGTAATAGGTACCGAATGAGCGAAGGCGAAATATTGAGCAAGGCCGGTAATGCGCGGGCTGTCCTCGATAGCCCGGCTTACATGGATGCCTACACGGCAGTGCGGGAGCGCCTCGTCGGGGCGCTACTCGGCGTAAAGCTCGAAGCCACGGCAGAGGCCGAGGACTTCAGGCGCTGCATCAAATTACTCGATGCTCTGAAGGCAGAGCTGGACGCGGCCATTCAGCGCGGCAAATTGGTACAGGCCAATGTCGCTGAGATTGAAGCCAAGCGCCAAAACCCCCTCCGTTATCTTTTCAGGTGATAAATGGCTGATTCCCTCGACGCCCCTCCGCCGGCTTCCCTACAAGACAAAATGGCCGCCAAGTTCGGCTTCCCATCAGCCGCAGAGGAAACAGCAGCGGTTCCTGAGCCGGTGGCGGATGCGCCTATTGAGGAAGACATCTTCGAGCTGGAGCTTGATGGAGCGAAATACTCGCTCCCCGGCAAGCTCAAAGACGCCTTCATGCAGCACAAGGACTACACCCAGAAGACGCAGGAACTTGCAGAGCAGCGCAAGGCGCTGGAACAGACCCGCGAGCTTGCCACCCAAGGACAGCTTGAGAGTGCTTTCAGGGAGTCGGTAGCCGAGGAAATGCGGGAGATTGCTCTCCGTGACGCCTACCTCTCGCGTGTGAAGAACATTGACTGGTCGGCCATGAATACCGACCAGATGCTCAGACAGAAGCACGAAATTGACGTCATCAAGGATGAGCGCGACAACCTCAAACAGTCGGTTGAGGGTAAGCGCGCCAAGTTCTCTGAGGACATGAAAGCTAGATTTTCAGAGCTGCGGGCTAAGTCTCGTGAGCTGGCCGCCAAGTCCATCCCTGGATTCAGTGAGGAAACCGATAAAGCGATCCGCTCTCATGCGCAGTCGCACGGTCTCAGTGACCAGGAGATTGACAACGTCCTGCTCGACCCGAGAAGTGCAAAGATACTTTGGGAAGCCTCGCAGTTTGCAAAGGTGAAAGCGGGTACGACGAAGGCCGTCGATGCCGCTACCACCAAGGTCGTTAAACCCGGTGCGTCTACTGAAAAGATGCCCCAACAGGTTATCGACAAACTCAACTTTAACAAAGCCATGAAGAAGGCCGTGACGAGTGGCGAAAAGGCCAATCTGATCGAGCAGCGCATGGTTGGCGTATTCGCCAAAGGACATTAAGTGACTCAGCTTACCAATACGACTAACGTCTTCGGCGTTAGCTCGGGCGGCGGCGTCCGGGAAGATCTCGAAGACGTCATTTGGGACTTGTTCCCGGAAGACACATGGGCGGTTTCGAACCTCGACAAGGTCGAGGCGACTGCCACAACGCACGAGTGGCTCGCTCAGCAGCTCGCGGCTGCGGCCACCAACATCGGGGTGGAAGGTGACGATGCTTCGTTCACCTCGCTGACCTCGCCGGCACGCTTCGGTAACTACCTCCAGATTCTCTCCAAGACCTTCCTGGTGTCCGACACCTTGGAGGCCGTGAAGAAGGCCGGACGCGGTTCTGAAGTGGCTCGTGGCGCCATGGTGAAAATGCGCGAACTGAAGCGCGACATGGAATACGCCATCACTCGCAATAATCTTGCGTCCGCTGGTGCCTCGGGCACGGGCCGCACGATGGCTGGTATCGAGGAGTGGATCAACGGGTATCTGAGCAACGTTCTTGTCGGCACGACCGTTACGGCCTCGACCGCCGTCACGATCTCGACCAGCACGGTTGCGACGACCCCGGGCGCTGCTTCTGGCATCCCGACGACCCAGGTCACGGACGGCACGGCTAACACCCTGACCGTTACCGCTTTGAACCTCGCGCTACAGGGTGCGTGGTCGAACGGTGGTGATCCCTCGGTCATTCTGACGACCGCGAAGAACAAGGCGCTGATCGATGCTTTCACCAGCATCGCGACGCGCTTCGTGAACGTGGACGCTGCTACGCAGTCACCGATCATCGGTGCTGCCAACGTCTATGTGAGCGACTTCGGGCGGCATACGGTGGTTCTGCATCGCTATATGCGCGACCAGAACGTGCTGTGCCTTGATCCTAACTACTGGGCCATCGCATTCCTGCGACGCCCGATGGCTCGGGAGCTGGCGCGCACGGGTGACGGTACCAAGTACCAGATCATCACGGAGTGCACCTTGGTTGCTCGCAACCAGCAGTCCTCGGCGAAAGTCGTGGGTTGTGCCTAATGGATCGGGGGAGGACTAACACTCCCCCTTTTCTTTGAGGGTTTAATGTCTGACTTCATGGAAATCGATCCAGTTACCGGGATCAAGACGGACTGGAAATGGAACGAGAACGACCAGACCTACACGTTAAAGCGCTCGGCTGACGTGGAACCAGTGCTGGACTACGCCAAGGCTATCTCCAACGAGGTTGGTCTGAACAAACCCGACATCGACAAGGGCTGGTGGCTCTACGCGAAGATCCCACCGATTGTGATAGTCCAGATGCGCGCCAAGGGCATCAACGTATTCGACCATACGCACCAAAAGCGTATGTTTGCTGAGATCAACGAGCATTACCCCCACCTGAAAACCACCACGGGTCAGGAGGGCGCGAGCCATACCAAGAAAATCTATCTTGGATAAGTACCAGGAGGTCGCTTATCTGGCGGAGGGGCCAGACAGCGGCCTAAAGCGCGCATGGGAGATCTGCGACGAGCAGCTAATTAAAGACCCCAAGGACCCGCGCGCACTTATAAACGCTTGTTTCGTAGCGAACCGCTTGGGCGCACTCGGCGCCGCCTATCATCTCGGCCGGTCGGCTACGCAGCTTTATCCGCGCGAGATCAACGGCTGGATCAATTTCGGGTATGCCTGTTCGCAACTTTGGCGCCCGGAAGAAGCGACTGAATATTACAAGCGGGCCATGGACTTGGCCGTTAGCGCCCATGACGTAAAAAGCCAAATGTACGTCATGCTGAATCTCGCGGCCCTATTCGCTGATTTGGGATGGCATGAGAAATGCGAGGCGATCTCTCGCCGCATGCTGGAGATTGAGCCAGAAAACAATAAGGCCCTCTGCAACTTAGCCATTTGTCGCCTTGCACAGGGCGATTGGAGCGCGTGGGTTAATTACCGCAGGCTCATCGGGACACCGACGCGCGTGCGAACAGTCTACAAGGATGAACCTGAGTGGGACGGCTCGGTTGATAAGACCGTCGTCCTGTACGCCTAGCAGGGCATTTGGGACGAGATTCTCTTTGCCTCGATGATCCCTGATGCGGCGAAGCACTGCCGCAAGGTGATCTTCGACTGCGACGGCAGGCTTGAGGGCTTGTTCCGCCGCTCCTTCCCACAGATCAAGGTCTATGGGACGAGGGTGAAGCAGGAGAAATGGGCCAAGGAAGACTGGAACTTCGACGCCAGC